CAATATAATATATAGGTCGTTATGGGAGAAGGCTGTTTTTCAATGGTGTGATAAGAATCCAAAAGTAAAACACTGGAGTTCTGAAGAAATAGTTGTTCCATACTATTATCAGGTAGATAAAAAATATCACAGGTACTTTGTTGATATGAAAATAGTATTTGAAGATAAAACTTTATTAGTAGAAATAAAACCTGAAAAAGAAACACTTCCACCAACAGGTCCGAGAAGAACTAAACAGTATATATCTGAAGGATTATCTTATGTAAAGAATATGAATAAATGGGAAGCTGCAACTGAATATGCAAGAGATAGAGGTTGGGAGTTTCAAATATGGACAGAGAAGACATTACAAGAAATGAAATTATTGAGAGGACCGGTTCCCGGTAAATTAAAGAAGCTTACACCATATAAACCTTTTCGAAAAAAGCGTAGAAAAAAGTTATAAATAGTCTTATGAGTAACTTATTTCAAAAATTAGAACTTGAAGCTTTTAGAGCAGGTATTAATCCTCGTACACAAGAATCACGTGAATGGTTTCGTAAAAGAATACAAAGACTCACAAGAGTAAATCGCGATGCTTTAATGAGAGAAGATGAAATCAATCGTAAAGCTTCACACAGTTATGGTTCTATGTTTATGTATTTTTATGATCCAAAACATAAAGAGAAGTTACCATTCTATGATAGATTTCCTTTAACAATACCTGTTGAACCGGCTCCCGGCGGATTCAGAGGAATCAATTTACATTATCTTCCTCCTGTACTAAGAGCAAAATTTTTAGATGCATTATTGGATGCGACTAATAATAAAAAATATGATGAATCTACAAGATTTAAATTAACATATGATATATTAAGAGGTGCCAGAAAAATGAGGTACTTTAAACCTTGTTTCAAACATTATCTACTTACACACGTTAAATCACGTTTTGCAGAAGTGCCTGCACCCGAATGGGAGATAGCAACATTTTTACCTACTGCACAATGGGAAAAAGCATCTGCAGGAAAAGTTTATCAGGATTCAAGGATGAAAATAAATGGCTAATAGTATTGAAGACATTAAAGCTTTAATGAATACAAAATTAGGTTTTGCTAGACCTAATAAATTTTTAGTTACATTACCTTCTATTGGTGTAGGAGGCGGTTTACTAAATGGATTAATCGGTGCTTTTAGTGGAATGGGCGGTGGAGCAAGTCCAAGAGAATTAAACATCTTATGTTCAAATGCAACTATGCCTGCAAAGCAAGTACTTACTAATGACAGAAGAATTGGAATGGAATTTCAAAAAGTAGCTTATGGTTACGCTGTTGATGATGTAAGTATGACATTCTATTTAATGAATGATTACGGAATAAAAGATTATTTTGATAGTTGGAGAAGCACTATACTCGATGAGTTTGGCCAAGCATCTAACTACAAAAACGAATATGCTAAAACAGTAACTATACATCAGTTAAGACAACCATTGAAAGGTTTTAGCAAACAAGTCGGGCCAATAAGATTTAATGCTGGTCTCGGCGGAGGAAGTGTCTATTCAGTAGATTTACTTGAAGCTTTCCCAATAGCATCAAGTGCGATTGAATTGAACAATGAACTCGATGGTTTGGTGCAGTTAACAGTTACATTTGCATTTACAAACTGGAGAAGAGCCAGAGGTGGACAAAACTTTATCAATATGGATATTGATACACCACTTGGCGGAATTGATATAATATAAGGAGTAAAACATGGCATTGCCAGTACTATCTAATGATAAACCAATGTATGAAGTGATAGTACCTTCATCACAAGAAACATTTAAGTTTCGACCTTTTCTCGTTAAAGAGCAGAAAAGTTTATTGATTGCATTCGAATCACAAGACAATAAACAAATTTTAACAACTATGTTAAATTGTATAGAGTCATGTGTTCCGGGTATTGATTTAAAAAAATTAGCTACATTTGATATGGATTACATTTTTACTCAAATAAGAGCTAAATCTGTAGGTGAAAAAAGCACGATAATAACAAAGTGTATAGAGTGTCAACATGAACATAAGGTTGAAGTTAATTTAGAGCACATTAAAATGGAAAAAACTGAACTAAAAAGTCAAGTCATTTCCATAACAGATCAGATAAATGTTCAAATGAAATACCCAACATATGTAGACGTCTTACAACAACCTAATTACATGAAAGACGATGCATCACAGGTTGAAGTTTTATTTGATTCTATAAGATCGTGTATGTACGCAGTTCAAACTGGTGAAGATAACATATTGATTAGTCAAGAACCTATTGAAGAAGTTGAAAAGTTTGTTAATTCATTAACAAATCAACAGCTCGAAAAAATTACTGAGTTTGTTAATAATATGCCAACTTTAGAACATAAACAGAAATTTACATGTGAAAAGTGTGGTCATGAAAATACACTAGCACTGAAAGGCTTACAAGATTTTTTTTAATTAACCTCTCTCATGAGACTTTGGAGAACTTTTTTAAGACCAATTTTTTAATGATGCAACATTTTAATTATTCTTTAACAGAATTAGAAGGAATGTTACCGTGGGAGAGAGAGGTATATTTAATGTTACTTAATGAGCATTTAGAAGAAAAAGCTCGAATGGAACAAACACAAGGATAAAGAAATGACAGCAACATTAGCAGATGTCAATACAACGCTAGGTATAACCAATATAGCTTTATCGAGCGTAGTATCTGAACAAAAAGAAACTAATAAAGGTATTTCTGCTTTTGTAGACTTCATAAAAGATAAAGATGCAGATGATTCGCGTAAAGAGTTAGAAGCAAATAGAGAAACAAAACCTATATTGAAAAGTATAGGGTCTGGCGCTTCAGCTATAGGAGGCGGATTAGTGTCAGCTGGCAAATCAACATTTGGATTTGGTAAAGGACTTCTCAGTAAGCTTGCAATTCCTGCAGGATTTGTTGGTGGATTTTTAACAAGTTTACTTTCATCTAAGTTACTTAAAGGTGGCATTCTTGGTTTAGCATTTATGTTTGGTGACGAAATAGCAGAAATGCTAACTGGCCCTGACGCTAAGAAAGAAGTTAAAGATCAAGTGGCAGGCGCACTTAAAGGAGGTGCTGTTGGATTTTTATTCGGTCCTAGATTCGGTCTTATTGGAACTTTACTAGGTGGATTACTAGCTAATAAAGAAATAGATCAACAAGCCGGTAATCTAGTTAAAACTTTAGAAGATATGAAAATTACACTGCCATCATTAAGTGAAATATTTAAATCTATTAACACCGGTGTATCTGATGGTCTTAAAGGTATTAACGCTATGCTAAAAGGCGACTTTAGTGTAGATTCTACTGTTGATGCATTGAAACTTTTAGGTGGTGCAGCATTTTTAATATCACCTGCAGGATCATTGTTCTTACTTAAAGGCATGGCAAAAACCAGAGTTGGTAGAGTGTTAATGGCTATAGCTGGTTTAGGTGTTGCAGCAAATAGTATATTCGGAAGTGATTCAAAACAAGATACAAGTAATCCAAACGAAATGAGAGCTAATGAAGCAAAGCCTGTAGGAGGAGATGTTGGTGGATTATCAAGTATTTTTAGTTTAGATAATATACTTGGTGTAGGTACTGCAGCTTATTTAGGTAAGCAATTATATGATCTTGGAACAGGCGCATTAGGTTTATTTAAAAAATTCGGCAAGTTTGGAAAAGCCACTGACACTGCAACAGATGCAATAAACGTAATGCAACAAGCTAATAAGGGCCCTGGTTTTTTTAAAACAATAGCAAATTCTCTTAAATCAGGAGCTAGTAAATTTGGTATGCTTATGACGAGAGCCGGACCTATAGCATTACCGTTAGCTGCAATGGGTGGTTTACTGTATGTATTAAATAATAAAGAATCATCTGAAAAAATGGCCATGTCTAATAGAGCTACAAAATCATCAGGAACTACTAGTAAAGAAGGTTCAGATTTTTTCAAAGGAACTACTGGATTTATAGAAGACTTTCAATTTGATGCATCAAACAAAAAATCTTTTATAGGAGCAAATAGATTTAGTAAGCCAGGAATAAATTCAAATCTTTCAGATTACTTTAAAAATTTACCACCACTCCCATCAACAATGGATCCAACTGGTAACGGCGGAAATGTTATTTCTTCAAACACAGTAAATTCTGGTAATACGTACAACAGCACCGGATTTGCTATTAACAATTCCGGTGCTTTTGATTTAAAAGATATGTTGAGTAAACAAGTTAATCCGAATCCTGTAGCTACAGGTGGATTATTTTAAGCATCTTCTTTCGCTAGTTTAGCAAAATAAGACATTGTATCTTCATCTTCAGAACTAATCTCTTCAGCTGTAATAGGTTCTACTGCAGCAACAGGATCATTCATCTTGATTTCTTCTTTGATAGCCATGGAACCCATTGAAGTCATATCTTCACCAAGAACTCTCATCAATTTAGTTTTAAGTTCATCATATGTTTTGTAGTTCTTTGGATTAGTGAACTCAGTGATATCATGTAAACCATTATATACACTTTCAAGTTTAGCTTCATCGGATTCTAAGAATGCATCTGGAGAAGCAAACTCTGACTTATCATAGTTTCTATAACCTTCAACATTTCTTATC